AATTCTACCACCATCTTTAAGACCATAACCATAACCTTGTCTTCCACCGCTATCATAAGAATAACCACCACCTACTCCTCCTGAATCAGACACACCTTGATCTCTCCCACCTCCTCCTTGTGGAGGAGCTGTTGGCCTTCTTCCAATTCTTGTTGCATTTGCTAAATCTTCAGCTTCTTTTTCTGCAGCTTTAATTATATCTTGCATTTCTTTTTCTTTTCTAGCTTTTTCTATAGCTTGTTTTTCTATTCTTTCTTGTTCTTCTTTTTTAGCTTTAACAATTTTATAACCAATTCCTGCAATAGGGTTTATCATAGATAGATATGTAGCAGGATTTGTTAAATAATTTGTTATTGCTGTTTTATAATCTACATTTTTTAAAGCGTCTAAAATACCAATTTTATTTTGATTATTTTGATTACCTGTTAATGCTACTTCATCATATATATTTCCTGTAAAAACAGGTAGATTACCACCATCATTATTATCACCAATATTTTGATTTATAAAAGGTTTTATTGGTGCAGGAATCATGTCTATTGGTGCAACAGTTTGTATGCCTGTATTAAGATTTGTATTAGAAGCTGTATTTATATTTGCAATAGGTGCAGTGTAATCAAATGTTCCATAACCACCTAATCTACTTCTGTCTAAATCACTAAGACTTAATTGATTAAAAAAATCAAATTCGTTTTCCATTATCTTCTACCATCTGGTTGTATGTCTAATCTAAATGTGCCTAGTTTCCAAAATTGACTTGTACTTGTGTTATCAACTTTTAAAGATATAGATCTAGCACGTGCACGCGTATCTATTTTTTGTGTACCACTACTTATTGTAAATGGACCTAATGTAGAACTTGCTTGTGTGTCATTTGGAAAATCTCTTAAATTTAAAGTAATTCTAGTATCACCTGTTTGTGCTAAAAAGTCTGGTAATACTCTTCTAATTTTCATCATAAATTCACCATCACCTTTTAATGATGCGCCACCATCTTGAGTTAACCCTATGTCAAAATCTCCAGATTCAATTGAAGCTGTAATAGCAGACGTTGCTCCTTCTTTAATTTGATCTAACCCTGTTTCATGTTCATAATATATTGATGTGCCATCTGTATTACCCTGCACGTAAGTTGCTGAGCCAGATGTACCATTATTATCTGATACATATTGTGATGCATGAGGTTTACCAAACACTGCAGAATCAGACCAAGCTGTTCTGTCTAATGTGCCTGTTGTCCATATAGGTCTTTGTGGTGATGAATCAATGTAGTTGTATGTTACAACTCTGTTAACTGTGTTAGATCCTGAGTTAGGATAAAACCAACTTATCTCACCAAACAAATTATTAAGGCCTGCATTAATATGTTGTTTTGGAATTGTATTAATATCATCGTAAACAAAATCTTCTACTAAACATGGTAATGATTCTAACTGTCCACCATACCTAAAGAAACCATTTTCTGACATCCAATATGCTGTACCGTCAACTTCAACGCAAGCGTTCTTGCCAATTAATCCACAGTTAGTACCAACTTGTTCAAAAGCAAATGTAAAAGGTGCACCAACAAATCGCATAATAAATAATGCAGTGTCAGTCCAAACGTAAATTGCATTTCTACCTCTTAACGCACCAACGATCCGTGATCCGTCGGCCAGTCTTTGTGTACCTGCACTGTTGGTTGCTGTAGGTGTATAATCTGTAATGTCTTCTTGAGAAGAAAATCTTATAAACATTTCGTCTTGTGTAGATTTAGTTCCTATAGTTGTTTCTGTACCAAAAAATACTAAGTGACGATCGGGTGTAGATACCAACATATCACGAGACGCTGTTGGTGCACCACTTGCAATTGTTGCTCTAGTGTTTGTTGCATTGTCTGCGTTTGAATCCCATGTAAATGTTTCACCATTAAATATAGTTGCAACAACTTTATTGCCAAAATTATCTAATGACCACAAACCTGGATCAGTTACAATATCTCCAGATGCTGCAGAATTCCATGCAAAATAATTAGATGCATCTGTAACTGTTGCACCTGATGAGTGTGTTGCAGCTGTTGTACCATTTGCACCTCTTGTTAATCCTGATAGTGTTCCACCGCTATTTCCTGTATAAGTAATTAATTCATTTCCTATTTGTACTGTACCTGATGATGCAAACGATGTTGAACTTGCCATTGTTAATGATGTTACACTAGTATTTATTCCTGATGACAATGTTGATGTAAACTGTCCTTGTGCTTGACCACCCCATGATCCAAGACCCCAACCTGTTGATGCTACCTCAACTGCTGGTCCTACTGGATAATAATGTTGTACTCTAATACCACCAGAGGTGCTTGCTCCAGAACCACTTTCGTTAGATGGCATAGTAATAGTTAAAGTAGTGTCAGTTGGTATTGAAGTTACCATAAATTTTATATCTGTAAAATCACTAGATCCAAAATTAGAATTAGTAATGCTTGTAAAACTATCTAATAAAATTACATCACCTTTGTTTATATTGTGTGCTGATGCAAAAGTTAAAGTTACAGCTGCGGATCCATTAGTTGTACTAAACGCTGATGTTAAAGTTGTAGTAGCTTTTATTGGATGTACGTCATAAAAAATACCACCTGAGTATATATATAAAATTCTGTTTGTTCCTAATGCTGCGTATTTAATTCCTGCTGTATTTACAAAATGGTGTATAGCTGTATTACGTCCTGTTAAAGATATAGAACCTAACTGTGCCCAACCACCTATTTTTTCTGGATAACCATATCTAAAACGGACATTGTCACCTGAAACCCATTGGCCCTCACCTTCGGTGGCTGTAACTTGTTTATTAAATCCTGGTGCAAATCTTACTTTTTGTAGCATATAGCCCTTTATATTACTAAAAGGCCCAGCTTACAAATGAATATCTAGTGCCTTTGGTTGCTTCTTTTACTTCGTGTGGATACATAAAGTTCGACGGAAATAAAAGTATATCTCCTGTTTTTAGCTTAATTTCTTTACCTCTGCAATAAAATTCACAGCCTTCATAGTCTTCATTAAGATTTGCTACAATTGATACTATCGGCACCCCTTTCATTTGACCATCAAATATACTATGGATATGATCATAATGTTCTCTCATCATAGTGCCTACTTCATATTTATTAAATCGTATAGGACTAAATTTTGTAAGCCATGGTGCATTAGTTTTTTCTCCTGGTGTGCTATGTTTTATTTGATAATTTTCTAATGCTTTTACAAGATAAGGTGTTATTTTATTTTGTTGTTCTTTAGTACAAGGCATAACATCTAATTCTTTTTCTTTTTCAGATTGAAATGTTCCTGCAGCATAGTTATTCCAAGTATGTTTTTGCCATTCTTTTTTATTACATTCATCTATTAATTGTTCACACACCTCTGCAGGTATATGATTTTCTACGTATATGTAATCTTTAATTGTGCTCATTTATCATTCTCCTTATATCTAGATGGGTTAAACTATCTTTACTACCTAACGTATCAATACTAAATGTATTAAATGACATACTAATTCTAGGTTCGTCACCTTGATTAGTAGGTACACTGTGTTTTAAATTAGATGGAAACAATATAAGTTCTCCATCCGTGCAAGGTAATAAAAATGTTTCTGAGTTTAAATTATTATATTTTTTAGGATCAAGTTTTATTCCATGTTGTATTGATTTAGAAAAAGATATGGGTGGTAGTTTAGAATCTTGTCTAAAATAAAATACACCACTTATAATACTATTAGGGTGTACATGTTCGTGATGTTTAGATCCTTTTGGATTTTTATTTAACCAACACTGTGTAACAACTAACCTTTGATCTGATTGAAATACATTTTTAGTAAATTTATTTAATGCCTCATAAATAAAATTTTTTATATTTTTAAATTGTTCGTGATCTAATAAATAAGTATCTTTAGATTTAAAATTTTCATTAGAGTTTTGTTTAATCCAATCTAATGTATTAATATGTTTTAGTTCATCAACTAAAGAACCTTCATACTTTGTAATTAATAAAGGTGTAGGAAATATTTGTAATAATTCGTCTTTCATATATAGGATTATACTATATTATATTAAGTTTGTAAAATTAATTAAACACCACCATTTGAATCAGAAACTGCTTCATTACTTGTTTTAGCAGCAGTTAAATCTCCAAAGTCTGCAGCGTTACCAGTTGATGCTATTGTTACATAATCTAAAACATTTGAAGCACTTGGTGTGTAACCACCTCCCCAAGTTGCTCTAGTTCTATTTCCTGCTGATGCAAAACTTCTTCTAGCTACAGTTAAATTTCCAAAATCAGTAGCGTTACCAGTAGAAGCTATTGTTATATAATCTATTACATTTGATTTACTTGAATCATCATCTCCACCACCAAAAACTCCTCGTGTAGGTGAAGCACTACCTGCTTTACCATAAAGCGCAACTGTTAAATCTCCAAAATCAGCAGCATTACCAGTTGATGCTATAGTTATGTAATCCATTATATTAATTATTCCAGAAGGTGTTTTTTGAACACCTCCTGCAAACACACCTCTAGTTGTACTACTTGTAGCAGCACCATTATATTTTGCAGAAGTTAAATCACCAAAATCTGATGCATCACCAAAACTAGCCATTGTAATATATTGAATTACATTAACAGCATTAGGACTTGTTGCAGGGCTACCTCCTGCTCCTCCTGCACAAATTCCTCTAGTAGAACTGTTTAAACCATAAAAACCTCTACCAACAGCAGCTAAATTTCCAAAGTCAATAGCATTTGATTTTGTACTAAATTCAACTACATTAATATTTTTTGTTAAAGCAGGTGCACCTGCACCACCTTGCCAAAAACCTCTAGTTAAACTAGCACAACCACCAGGCCAATATTTATTTGTAGCTGTCAAATCTCCAAAATCATGAGCATTACCAAGAGCAGAAACATTTATTTCTTCTATAACATTAATCATACCTCCTGAATAACCTCCACCATATAAAGCTCTTCCTGTGGTTCCAGGCATATAAGTTACTGATGAACGTTGAAAATTATTATTACCAGAAAAATCTATACCATCATGAGATGTAGTTGCTCCTTTATTATTATATTTATTATCAACATTTAAGTCTCCAAAATCTGTCATGTTTCCTAGCGTAATCATATTAAATCTTGTAACATTATTAACTATTCCAGGATAGTGAACACCCCCTAACATAAAAGCCATTGTGCCTTGACAGGCACTTGCAGCTTGTCTTTGACCACCAGTATTAAATAATTCTCCAAACTCTGTTGCATTACCAGTTGAAGCTATAGTAAATACATCTGTTGCACCCACGTTTTTACTACCAGCCTGGTGACCTCCCATAAAAAATCCTCTTCCAAGAGAATCATTTGCTGCACCCATGTAAGCTGCAG